CGGCGGGCTTAACGCATGTCGTTCTAGCGGCAGGCTTGATGCCAATCATCTTGGCTACTCTCTCATTTTCCTTGCGAACTGTGGTGGCAGCTGCTTTCATATCTAGATCTGCTAGCTTACCAGATGCAATACCCGTCATTGAGACACCAATTAAAGCGTCTTTCTCGGTATTACGTGACCAAACATCTCTTAAATAATGAAAATCAGTGTAGCCAGCCTGCAAAGTCGCAATAAAAGAAGCTGCTCGCGCGCGGTCTTCATAATCTTCTTGATCATTTAAATCCGTTGCATTAACTTCGACTAGGTTACAGAACTGATACGGACGCAAGGCGATCTCGCAACAAGGATTGGTACCCCAATCTTTATCGTTAGTAAAATAAAACCCGGGTTCTCCGCTGCCAGATGCTTTAACGCGCTCCCAAAGATCCTTGAAAAATTCTTCCGTAACTCTATGTCTCATCAACACTATTGAATTGTTTGCCCTGCCTCGTTGGGGGTTTTGTTCCCACCAATTTCCTGTTTTGGCCGCCAGCATTTCTTCATCATCGGCTGAAAACAATGATATAAGAGCAGCGCGACGAATCCCCCCGGCAAGAACAGCGTCAGCAATATGACAAATAATGTCATGAACTTCGATAGGCTCAAGCTTGTCGCCGTTTTCTTTTTCATCTAGAATACCCTGGAGCTTTACTAAGCACTCCTTAAGAGGTTGGGGCCCTGGAGCCTTCCCACCTGAAGTAATTAGTTTCGCACCCTTCGCACGGATATCACTAAAATCAAATCTTATTCTAGAGCCTCCTTTAAAATAAGAACTCATCAAAGCCTTGACAGCATCTGCCCAGCCTTCTATCGAATCAGCTATTAAATATCTTCTAGTTCTCTTGTTGTTTGGTTTTTGAATTTCAGGAATTTTTTCAACGTGGTGTTTCTGGACAGAAAATCCAACACCCGTTCCCCCAAGTAAGAGAAACATGCATTCATTGAAAGCCAGAGCATGATCAATAGGAAGGTAGGCACAATTGTAAATCCTGTTAGGAGCCACTTCAATCGGCTTACCGCCGAATTGCATTGATCGCATGGACGGTAAAACTTTTTTTTCATAAACATATTTATACACCTCGCTGATCTCTCTTTTTAAATCCGGATACTTTTTGATGTGCATTTTTTTATTGCGAGTAACTAGTTCGTCCCAAGTTTCACGCCTTTTTTTGTCTTCTAGATAACGAGCATACTTCATGTACACAGTGATGTCTGATAAAATTTTACTAGCTATATCCATGGATTAGGTCCCCTATGTTGTTTTTCTGAAATTTTTATATTTTTCTTTTAAATTTTTAACTTCTCGCTTCGCAGAGTCTATTTCGATAGATTCTACAGTTTCTCCCGTACTTTCAAGAATTTCAATTTTGACTCTCGATGTGTCCATCTTGATGGGATATACAATCCCATCTGGGCCATTCCGATTCTTAGCAACAAAGATCCTTCCAGTATCAGCATTCTTATCTTTTATCGTCCTTGAAATTGAAAAAATAAAATCTGCAACAAAGCATTTGTTAAATGCTTCGGAAATCGATTCCATTGTAACTACTTCGGCATTTAAGCCCGATCTGTTAGTTTGTGAAGCAGTCCACACTGGACAGTCAAATTCTTGTGCAATTGCCCGCAGGCTCTCATAAATAGACTCCAATTCATTCCTTTTCTCTTTATAATTTCTGGTACTGCTCAATAAATCAGCATAGTCGACTATAACCATGTCAATTCCTTGAGCTTTTTCTTGTATTTTTTTTAAATGTTTTTTCAATGTTTCTGGAGAAGCTGACCTCGTTGGGTATTCTTTTATTATCAAAGAGCCCGAGACGTCTTCCACAGCGCTGTAAACTAGTTCCTTCATTTGAAAGAGGTCGGTCAATGGAACGCCGCTTATACAGCTATCATACCTCTGCCCCACGACCGCTTCCGACAACTCCAGTGTATAATGTACCACGCTTTTGCCATTCTTAACAGCTGTAGCACCCAAATGCGCAAGTGCCATGGATTTGCCTGCGCCAGTGGGTGCTATGACCACTCCTAGCTCTCTCTTGCCTAAGCCGTCTCTAATCAAACCATCTATGACAGGCCAGCCCGTTGAAACAGGGTCACGAGCCTTATAGGCATACCTCAACTCAAAATCTTTCTTGAAGTCATGGCCATAGTTTCGATCAGTCCCCAAGTGCAATGCTTCGTCAATCAAAATCTTAATTTCATCAAAAGAGTTGTTCTTGATAAGATCAACTGATTTTAATATTGCGCCTTTGAGTTTTTGCTTCTTGCAAAAATCGAGACTGGTATCTTTGATGTACTGCTCGTCGGATAAGGCGTTTGTATGCGCACGAACAAAATAGTCGCGAACCTGTCTTTGCAGAGCTTCGTTGTGGCTCTCCAAGCCACTCTTCAAGATAGACGCAACGATCTCCTTAGAGGGATGTACGCCATATTTAGATTTGTAATCATATAAAAGTCTGACAAAAACACGCAAGTAGTGGGGTTCAAAAAAATTTACGTCGAGGACCTCTTCGATTTGTTCCGAAAACGGCCGATCTTCTAAAATAATTTGAACTAAATTTTCTTGAAATGTTTTTCCATACTTAGAAAAATCCACTGAATCGTGCATACGAAACCCCTGATGCTTAAGTATAACTTAGAAACAGGTTTTACTCAGTAAAGCAAACTCTGTTTAAACTCTGAAATAAACTCGACCAGTTGTAATCGACAAATCCGTCTTCGATCATCATTTTGCGAATAGCAGTCTTATTCAGACTTAGATCTTGATTTAAGACAGAATCACGTATGATCTGCTTTCCTGACACACTAATACTTGGTGCGTAAAGTTGCATCATTTTGTAATTTCGTTCAAAAATCTCTTGCTTGTCTAGCAAGTTCTCGTACACTTTTAGCTTTCGTTCAGATAACATTTCCTTGCTATGCTGTAAAACTTCTGTCATTGTGTATGACTTTTCTTCCTTTAAGAAAGGAAATCGCTTGGAAACAGTTGCCAATCCGCAACCGCCGATTCCTTCCAAATTATCACTTTTATCGCCAGCCATTGCGCGCGCGATTGTCATGTTATTTGGATGAATCCCAAATTTATCAATTATCGAATTTTTATTAAGAAATTCTTTTTGTATAGGCCGGTACAAAACAGTCTCATTGTCGAGAAGCTGAAAAAAGTCTTTATCACTGGATACGATAAGTTTTTGATCCCCCTCTAAAGCCGGAAGGCGACACGCATATGCAATCGCATCGTCTGCCTCAATATCAGGAAGCATAACTTGTGACACGGGCATGTGGTTGAAGTAATCAATAAGCCTAGTCTGTTGCCAGATCTTATTTTGTATCTCCTCACTCTCGCTAAGATTGCGTATATCCCTATTCAAACGTATCGGACGTCGATTTCCCTTATAATCCTTTTTAAGAGATCGTCTTTTTTTCGATCCGCCGGCGCCGTCCCAGCATATAACTACTCGATCGGGCTTTGTTTCCCGAAGAAGCTTTTGCATTATCTTTAAAGTACCCTTAAGGCCACCAATTGGCTGACCGTTTTCAGACAAGGACGGATCAACAATATATGCACGAAAAAACATATTTAATTGATCTATTATTAGTATTCTCTTCGACAACCTTTACCTCTCATCGCGTGTAGACGGCGCGCTTATCGATATCAAGCACTTTCTTGATCTCGAAATTTAACACCCCGTCGACTGATATAACTCTCTTTGACAAAGCATCTTTATATTGAGCCCAGTTTTGATTAGCACCAATAACAAATTTAAGCTTAAGCAGGCTTTGCTCATGGTTTTCACTAATCGGCACTGCGGCCTCTGTCAGCGTAACTGTAGTTACACCTTCGATCTTTCTAATCAAAGTCAAAATATCAGTGAGGTTTTTATCACGCAACGAAGTTAAAACACTCATTGCCTGGAAAACCAAATCATCAACTTTGATTTCATTTAAATTGTTGTTCATTCTGCTCCTCCTCGATATTAAATAGTCTTAAAGCTTATAGCTTGTTCTCTAAATAGTTTCAGGAACAAAAGAAACTGACAATCAAGCTTCAGCATCAACATCATAGAAGCTACCAGCATCAGTAGAGCGATCATCAAATTTTAAGATGACTTCTTCGTCTATAAGCTGCAATATACGCGTTCTAAACTTCTCGTCTTCTAGCTTCTCCAGCCATCGAGAAGATTGGAATTTCTCTTCTGATCCATCTTCGTGTGTCAAGGTGTACCAAGCTCCAGCAGACTTAATATGTTTGGAGCTTTTAATAGCATCAAACCAGCTTTCTTTGTCCTGCACCCCGATTTCGCCACCCCACAGAATTTTAAAAGAACACTGTCGGCCTTGAGTACCAAATCGGCTTTTCTTTAGTGTGCATTTAACTTCTGATCCAATTCTATAACCATGTTCGTCCTGAATAAACGATGCTTTGGCCTTCCTTCCAGTCAGCCAGATCCTTAGTGAATATGCATAGTGCATGGCCTTTCCACCTGGAGTAACGTATGGAGTTGTCATGGCTTCAGCAACGTTACTTGTAATATTAGTTTTTAACTGATTAAGGACAACAAAAGTAGACTTACTGTTCGCGATGGGCACCGTTAATTTAGACATACCTTTAGCTAAAATTCGAGCCTTTACTGCCATAGAAGATTGTGGATTAAAATCACCTTCAATGTCAGAAACTGCCGGCGTTAGGGCTAAACTATCCCAGATGAAAAGCATCTGGCCTTCGTTAGAGCCAAGCAATTCTTCAATTGTCTCCAAAACAAATTCAACACTTTGTGCCTGAACATATAGTAAGCGGCTCAAATCACATCCAGCTTTCTCTAGAAAACCTGGATCAATAGCGGACTCAGAATCAAAATAAACAACGTCAATATCCATCTTTTGCGCATTGGCTGCAATCTGCGCTGCCATATAGGACTTCCCAGCGCTTTCCAAGCCGGCAAGCTCCGTAACTTTTCCCACTGGAATTCCGGCGAGTTTTCCCCGGCATATCATACTATCTAGCCATCGAGATCCGGTAGGAATCCATTGCTTAACTTCCGTTGGGTTCTCGCCAGTTAGATCATGAGCGAGTTGAACTCCAGCCTTTTTATTGATAAGCTTTTTCATCTCTTCAATATTCAATTTGCCTATTTTTCTGTTTTTTGATGCAGCCATTTATATTCCTATAGTGTTATTGGTATCCCCAGCGGGAGTCGAACCCGCGTTGCCGGCGTGAAAGGCCGGCGTCCTGGGCCTCTAGACGATGGGGACAAAAAATTGACGCCCCTGGCCAAACTGATGTGTCCAGCACAGGGGCGTCACGAAATTACCCAAGAAGTTCTTGGAACGCCTGATCAACAGTACTCGTCTCCGACGAGCTGTTGGTATACTTGGAAGCTTCGGAGGAAACTTCATCGGCATCAGAGTCACCAAGTAAATACTCATCGAGCATCCCTTGAACTTGCTCTGGGGTCTTTCGTTCGAAAACGCTAGCAAAATCAGGTACCTGATCGAGTACCTGGGCAACCTTCTCATCAGACTCCATAAGACGCGTGGGGCGGCGTCGTGGAGTGAGTGACGTCTGAGGAAACTGCGCTCCTGGAGGCTTGCCATATGTCAATACCAAGTCAGTACCCTCTTCAACATCAGTGATGTCGCCATAGTCAGGATTCAGAACAAGGTTCAAAAGCTCCTGATAAGCAGTTTTGCCAAAGCCCCACAAGCGTACGCCTTCGGCTTCCTCGCCACGGACAATCACCGGTGCGAAGAAACGCTGACGTGCCATGAGATTCTTGGCCATCTTGATGCTGTCATCTGTCCCCTCTTTAAACAAGGAGCGGACAAACGTATCCAACGGATCGTCTTCGCCAAAATTCTTCTTTGGACTCAAAAATCCAGGATTGTTTCCAACATTGTAGTGGAACCAGTACTCCTTGAAGGGGTCACCGTCCGGGGTTGGAACAATACGAATTGTCTGCTCCCCGTCTTGAGGGCGCCAGAAGACGCTCTTCTTATCACTCTTTTGCTGGAGGGCTGTAAGCTTAGCCCTCATCTTATCCATATCAATACCCATTTGTTTCTCCTTTATAAGGTATAGTATACTCAGCTAATCTCCTGAGCATCTGGTTATAAAAATAGTTACATTTTATTGTTGTTTAAACATTAATATCGTTTTTTTCACTTTGTATCATTGTAGTGTGTGTAAGGGAATACACATAATCTTCATCGTAGTCTGTTGCAAAAATCCCATACGAAGCCTTCACTAGACCACCGTCCGTCCTGTCTCTAACCTGCTGGGTTATCAACTTCAACAAGCCGCCATCTTCTTCAAGCTTCTTTCTGTTTAATGCATAATAGTATACCCTTTCTCTAGGTAAATTTAAATCAAAAAACAGTTTTTCTTCCGCATTTCTTATATCCATTACTCCGAACGTGGCAATACGTGCGGCAGTCATCGGACGAGAAAAAGTATTCATTATCGATCGCGAATTCTTGAATATATTAACCATGTGAATAGTGTGAACAATCAAATTGTTAATCTTATCATGATAGCCAATAACCGGGATGTCGCCCAATATATCTTCGATCTTAGAATTATCAACGAGATATATCTTGCTTATAGCTGCAGATCTGGCATATTCCTGCAGAATGCCAAAAACAACTCTTTCCTGAAGACGCTTGACTTCAGACAGCAACTCTGTCTCTGGCCTCACATACAGCACGCTAACATCTAAATGAGATAGCTGCTGCAAAACTCGCAGGGCTGCTCCAGAAATTGTACCTGATCCGCCGAGAACCAATAAGCATGAAGTCTGTATGTTGCTAAAAAATTGTTTAAAATCTGGACAATTTTTTTCATACATCTCATGACTTTCTTGTTCAGGTAATAGAAACACATCTTCGCCGCTCCTCTCATCAGTATCAATTCGATATACTGTGTATTGAGGATAGCGCATGAATTTCTCAGCAATATTACAGCCAGCTGTACCTAAGCCAACTATGTTTTCCATGTTGCCTCTTTCTTACTTCGTGGTCTTTTTACGAGGCCGGCCCCGGCGTCGAGCTACATTACAGGCTCCCTTGCAGCCCTCGCATGAGCAGCAGCCGCAGCAGCAGCAGCAATGTGATGAATTAAAAAGATTTCCTAATCTATGCAAAAATAGTCGCATTATAACTTTTCCTCCTGTGTTACATATTAAATAGTGTTAAAGATTTAATTTCTTCATTTCTCTGAAATTTTTACCGGCGCTGACATTTACCTTAAAATCTCCCAGACTACTGCTTCCAAATGCCTTAATAATATCTAATAACTTGTCTTTATCTTCTTCTTTGAAGTCTAAAACCACGCTATCATGGATACAAAAAGCTACAAAAGTATCTAGATCAGATATGCTCTTGTTCAGCTGTATTAATTTTCTTAAGAAGAAGTCACTAGTTGTGCTTTGAATCAAGTAGTTTAGAGCATGATATTCATCGCTCTCTATGACCCTTTTAAAGGGGGTGGTTACCGCGCCATTGTTATGGTATTTTTTAAGAATTCTGTTTTTTGGAAATAATTTATCCAAAGCGTAGTTTTTCGCCATTGGATTATAGAGCCAAGAAAAAACTCGTTTTTTAGTCTCATCCCTGCTAAACTTGCCTCTAAACAGCTCCTTGTTTATGTAGGAGTGGATATCGCCTTCAGGCTGTTCAAGGCCTAGAAGGGCCCAAAAAACCCTCAATTCAGCTGCATTAAAATCTAGCTCTACAAACCAATCATTTTTAGGCTTTAAGATTTTTCGATATTCACGGTTAAAGGTTAGAACTGGAAAACTATTCTTAGTGGTGGTCAAACGTCCAGTTTTTGTGCCGAAAATATCATACTCTACATAAGGCACTGACGTGGCTTGGCGTCGATAAAACTCCCTAGCTTTGATGCTACCTAGATCCAACTCTGTCAGATCAATATTTAAAGTTTGGTTTTTTATTTGATCAGTTAATTTTGTTAATTCAACCAAAAAATCATAATTCTCAGGCCTCTTGTAAGAAGAAAAAATATGCTCACATATTTTATCTTTAAGATAACAGTATTCTAACAAAAACCTTTCTGGAACCAAATCATAAAAACAATTGTCTCTCAAAGAAATCTTGGCCGTGTTGAAGGAAATCATAAATGATTTAAGCTTGTTGTTAACGGCCTCCCATTCGTGTTTATACTCATCCGGACAAATCTTACCTAGATCAACATTCGAACAATATAAATTAGCATATTCTATATCTAAATCAGATAGATATGATCCATAGCACCACGTCTTAGTAAGATCTATCGGCAAACTATCATAATGGATCTGGCCGTCGACATATACACCAACACATTCATTTTTGTCGTCTAAAGTTTGAAACAGCATATCACATATATTATAACAACAAGATATTAATAATCAATAATGATATGTTTCTTTTATTTCATCAACCTGTTGGCGATCGTAGTAACTTTCTTCTGTAGCCTGTACTATCTCTTCTGCCTCTTCTTGGGAGATCTGCGACACTTTATCGCTTGTTGCGCCAGGAGTGTAGCCGACGACATTAATGTTTTTAGTTGGTGTATGCCTCTTTCTTATTGTTCCCTCGAACAAAGCATTAGCAAAATTTAACGCGTTTGTAGGGCCGCGATAATCAAGCTGAAACTGGACTCGTTTCATAATGTAATCCAAATGGCTATCAGACAAACTCTGTTTCGCCTCTCTTGCTCTTATTTTCAAATAGAACCTTATCCAATATGGCAACTGGTATTTCAACGTAATCTCTTCTTTCGAAACACCTTTCACTCTCCTATAAAAAAGCTTGGTTGCCTTTTCAGAGCTACACCAATCGGTTTCAGGAATGCGTATAAACTCGTTTGCAGAAACAAAAGAATTATAATATGATCTCGCATATACTTTTAGCGTCTCAATATCCGTCATGAAAGATTGATAAAAGTATTTTTTAAAAACATTATCATAAGAGATTTGTACGGTTGATTTTGGCTTCTCTTTCGGAGGGAGAACACTATGAATATGGCTTTCAACACCATGAGTGCGATCTGTAGAGTTCTGTCCCCATGGGGGCAAAGGGCTTCCAAAAGGATCGTGATCTTTGCTGCTGGCCGGCAGTATTTGCCAATTTTCTATAATATGGCCATGACAGATATCAGGGTATTTTTCATGACAAGCTATATTTGCGTACCCGTTACCATTAGCGTCGACATGATATGTATGATTGTGTTTGTGGTCTAAAGAAGTTTCCCCAATAGCCAAAGGTTGAACAAGCCCAGTAGAAGTTGTTTGGCCGGCTGTGAGGTCATTAGATAAATTACCATTCAACATGTCTTGCACGCTAACGTTCTTTTTAAAGTAGTCTCTTGTTCCGTCTGGGAAAGTTTCTTTTGCGGCGCTGAAAGGCGCCAGCGATGTAATTCCGTATTCTCTCATATATGGTTCAAGTTTCGCGGAGCCAATTTTGGCTATCAGACGCCAGGGGGCATTTCTATCAATATAAAAGCCATGTTTTGCAGCAGTTGCTGCGTATGCTTTAAAATTAATGTCTTCGTACATGTATTCTTTTGGCAAATCCTTATCGTGATCCATTTTCATTATTTCCAGTATAAGACCGCTGACCCTAGGGTTGCAATATTTAGAATATATGTACCCAGTGCGTGTTACTGGAAATGCCGGAAGTACAGTGTCCATAAACTGCCAAAACAACTTCATGAAATTATCGAAATTAGTCATTTTAGACTTTCTCTCTGGCGACATTAATATGAAGGCGTTAAACGCCTTATATAGCATGGTCATATGGCGATGATATTCTTTATGAACGCTAATCCAGCCTCTCTTTGGCTCGAACTCTCCAACAAAAAAACTATCAGCTTCGCTAGCTATTGTACCTAATGACATTGTTTTGTATTCTTCTCTGAAAGCTGTAAAGGCATCGGCAACAAAATCGAGAGCAAATATGGCGCCCCTTTTCGTTGGCAACTGCTTCAAATTGAATTCGGACGGATAAACAGCAGTATGCCAATAATCCGCCCTGCCGTAGTGATGCTTGGATTCCCATAGATCGAGCGGAGGATATATTGAAGGCGTATCAACATAGTGCTTGAAAAAAGATCTTTCCAAAAAAAGACTTTTAGTTGTCAGCTCGTTTTCGCCGCGCGCATATTTTCCGTATAAAATACCCAATCTATCTACCTCATAATATATAGGCTTTAATTAATAAAATTTACTTCCGGCCTAAACGTTATCGTTGATCTCGTCCGTGATTTCTTGGAGTTCTTCTGCATCTGTCTGTAGGGAATCTTCCGCGCTTTGAGTGTGCAACGGGTTGCCGGGACCGCCGACCAACATAGCATCACGGAATTTTTGGCCTGCAGCGGATGTCGGATCTGCCAAGATTCCTAGCATATTATTAATGCGATTAAACTGTGCTTCGGACTTACCCTTGTAAAAATCAGCATTACCATCTGTTAGAAACACGCCTTCAAGTAAAGTTTCATATTTTCCACTCTCATATATATGCTCTACTTTGTTGACATGGTAGTAACCCTTCATCCCCAACGACTCAGCCAAGCCTCGCTTGTGTGGCGACGCACCTTCAAATCCCATTTTTGAAGGATCGATGTAAAAAACCATACCAGGATAAAAAACAGTATTACCATACATGGTAATATCACAGTTATACACCTCTTTCAGTCTTAATGTTGAAATACTTGATCGGGTACTAGGGTCTTTTTTAGTGTCGTCGATTTTATCGTTTTCCATAATCCTGGCTTCTTGTAAATATGGTGTATCTAATCTCTTATATTTCGCTTGTTTTAACACTCCTCGGTCGGCACCTAGGCGAAAATGATAAATTCCGCCGGCTGCGTCCGCAGTCTCGTCCCCGGCCTTGTCTGTAGGCATCATATTGGTAACAAACACGTAACACACATGATCCATTTCTTCTGGTGGCAAAAGATGCGCTGCTGGATTTTGTTTGAGCATAGAAATTTTTTTCAATTGAGAATTTTGTAATGTCCTGCCTTCTCTTAAGGTAGTCTGCCCGTCAATCCTGGGTACAGTAAGAGACATCTGCAAGCCAAATTTTGTTCTTGTAACCGGGGTTGCGCCGGCGGAGAAACACGTACCACCTAAATATTTAATGCCTAAATCCTGCACCATGTCTTTCATGAACACATACGGAGAGACCTCTAATCGCTCTCTTCTAACATACTTTTCAAACATCCAATTAAGAAACGCAGATAAGCCAATTGGTATATCAGATATGTTGACCCTTCTAGTCTCGTATGTTAGAGGATCAACATAAGTAAATGCCCCTAAAAGTATTTTTAAGTTTTCAGCGGAGGCGCTCACGGCAGGGTCTTTAACTGTGTTCATTGCATAATCCAATAGATCCCCCAAAAAAGTAAAATAAAGATTATAGTTCTCACCATCTGGCACAGGGGCTGCCATTTCGCCTTCCCCTGGGGCATAATCATACCTCTCATCTCCAATATTAGATAAGCCTTTATTTAGAGCATTCATTGCGTCTTGATATCCGTTGCCGCTGTCGTCCGAAAGAAGCGCAAAGGCGTCATCCAGTGCCTTTTGCATTTTTCCGCCTTGGCCTGAACCACCAGTATCGCTAGCCCATACTTCTCCTTCTTGGTCGAACCCATGAAGCTGGAAAATCTTTACTTCTTCGCTTGTTATAGAGCTAGTATTAGAAAAATTAATGGTATCGTCCGAACCGGTGGTCGCTATGCGCTCTACCAGAACCGTGACACCCCCGTATTCAGGTTTTGGTACACGGGGATCGATCGACTGTCTATAAACGCCCGGGGGTATCTTTGCCCAAAACAAGCTATGTTTTTTTTCTTTAAAGAATCCAGACAAAAAACTCTTATAGGCCCAACCCATCTCTTCTGATTTTAGCTGTCTTGCTTGCGCGACTGCTTTTTCATATTGTTCTTCTGCAGTATCCAAATTCTCTTGGGCGCCTTGTGCTCCGAAAAAGCCTTTTAAGGCATCCCAGTTACTCTCCTCCTTTTCTGCTAGCTTGGCCGTTCTAAGTGCTTTTTGAGCTTTTTTGATCATTTGATTCGTTGATGCAATTTTTTTCTTGGCATATGCAAATATACTCTTATCACTACTTCTCATTTCATTCTCAAATCTTGCTATATACTTACAATCTAAAACCATCGAGCCGTCTTGATTAAAATTTATTGTGTGGCCGGCCAAACTTAAAGTCAATATCATTCTGGTATTTGTCAAGGTGTTTTTAATCATATTTGCGTTTGGTATGCCCTCGAAAATAGCAGATTTTTCTGGTACCGACCAGCCTAAAACAGCTCGCAGGCGAAAAGTCTCTTCTTTAAAAACACGATCTTTTTCATATGTGTCATTTGGATTCCTAGTTATTAAATCTGAAAATGCTGCTGTATGGAATTGCCCAGACTTAGATTTTTTAGTATTTCGAACTTTTATTAACTCAACAAAATCACGCACATAGATCTTCATATCGACTTCTAGCACAGTCTTTACTTCCGCTGGATTAGTACCGTTAAACTTTACATTAAGTGATTGCAACCCAATACCGTCGCCTTGGCCAGCCTTGTTCTTTAAAATATCCTCTGCTAGCGTTGGTCCGTAGCCATCAGCAAAAGGAAGTGCGATGGCTGTGCCTTTGCCGGATAAAAATGAACTATTTTTAGCAGTACCCTGATCAACGTCATAATAAACCTTGAACAATTGAATATGTGGCACCAATCGAGATAGTACATTTGATGGAATATTTAGCAGCGCGGCGCTGTCGGCGGTGCCAGCGAGTGAAGACACAACAAAGCCAGGATCAGCGTTCGTTGCAACTAAGTTTTTAAATGTTTGAGCTAGGCCTCCGCCAGCTGTTTGATAGTTACTTGATCGCCCAGTAACAGCATTAGAGCCACCATCCGGATTCAATTTGTTTTCATAACCAAGGAGGCGTGAACGAGCATAGCGATTGAGATTTCGAACCAAATAACATTGTTCTCTCACTCGCAGGTCGCGGAAGCCCTTTTCGCCTTCAACCCAGGCAGATTGGACCTCTACGTTATCGCCATCAGGAGTTTCCCCTTCCATATTAGTACCCTAGTATACCCCAGCATAAAGCAGCACGCGATCTAAAGGCAGAGGGATGAAAATTGTTTGCCCTAGCCGAACATGGCTTTCAGTAGGAGTCTTGTTAAACAAGGCGATCGCCCACCAATATTTAGAATCACCGTAGTACTCGTGCGCCAATTTATAAAAACGATCACCAACTTTCCAAATATGGCGCGTGAACTCTAAATCGCTATGCTCGCCTTGTGTTGGGTAATCTATGACTGGAGAGCGATATTGGAGAATAAAGCTCTCTTTACCTCTAGATTTTCGCAACTTTCTATAAGCTTCTGCTGTGTTCATTGCTACATTTCTATTCATGTTTCTATTTGCCATTTTTATGTATCCGTTAGTAGTTCATTAGAGGAGCATCTTGTTGTGGACCAAGACGCCATCTGCAAAATAGTTTCTGTTATCTGAAACAGTAAAGTTGTATGTAGGTATATCACCAGTTACGATTTCGTTGATTTCTGTTAGTGTTATTGTATCTCCACTATCAGTAATACATCTATCCCCCACTTCAATCAAACATGTGCCTTCAAGATCTGTAGTCTTATAACGCGCAATGGTTAGATCAGGTTTATACGATGTCCATCCTTTCCCAACTACATAGTATGGGTGATCGTACGTATGTTGAGTTTTAACGCCATTCGAGAACACAAACTCAACGATATCGCTATGCAATGGTTGCATCAACTCAAGAACAGACTTGGCCTCAGTTTCTTGAGTTTCTAAATTATAAGAGACAACCAAGTCACCAGCTTTTATATCTTCAATCTTAATGCTTTCTATCGTATTGTCAGGCCCGGGAACGCTGATCATTGTACCAGCAACAAAGCAAACACCCGCTGGAGCATCGCCGGTGGCTGCGCTTTCTTCACTGTTCTCTACGGCTTCATGCACTTCGCCGGCAGCATCTTGGCCGGCCACCTCTCCTCCGTCACCAGCGGTCATTGCTTGATCCGCGCTACTGTCAGCTGCGGCGTTGTCGCCATCCCCATCTGCATCTGTTGGAGCACCTCCTCCGTCTGCGCCTTGCGCGCTGCCTCCAGCAGTATATGATTTCGACTTGGCATACGGAAAATTACTGAAACCGGAGCGAGGAGTGTGCGAAACAGTATATCCTAGCTCATGAGTATGCCATACATGGAATGTTATATCCATACTAACTGATTGTGGATATATCTTGGCATGCTCTTCTAAAAGGTGGCCAGTGAAAACACCTTCATCCAAATTAGGGGTATAGGTAATGCCAGCGATTCGCCCGGTGAGGCCTTGGGATTGTGCGCTGGGTGCTGGAGCACGGGATGAATCCTGTATTAGATTTGCTAACTTAAGCTTCCACACTGGAGGAGATTGGATTATTCCCACGCTCGAACTCCACGATCCTGCCTTTACCGGTTCTATTTTATAAGTTGGATACAGACCTCGTATCAAAGCGGAGATCATTCTTTGATTTGCCCACGCTTCTTTGTTAGTTGCAGCCATAATATCAAAGCCCAAGTTGATAACTCTCTTTGTACCTTTAAATGTCTCGATCGGATCCATTCTGCCATATACGTGTTCAGATGCCCACTCGGAAGAAAAGCTGTCATCAAATTTTGTCAGCCAGCAGCGAAAACGAATATTTGGGCTGTAAACATTTCCGGCGTGTGTGTCGACCCGGGCATGCCTATCATGGTTGCCCCCAATATGTACAGGGTAGAACATAATATCATATTCCGGGCTGTATTGTTCGCCTCCAGAATAAAACTTATTTTGCGACACCCAGCGCCAGGAAGGAGAGTTTGGTGGATTACCAGGGCCTGCATCGCTTGTATCCGCGTCCTGCCACCAAGCTTTTGACCCCAATTCCGGCTCTTTTTCATCATCAAACCAAGACATGTTTTATATTGCCTCCTGGTAGTAAATAGGACTTCGTTTAGTTTTAAATAGTCTCATTGACAACATTAGTCACTGCCCGGGCAAACTCTCGATCATTCACCTTTAAAACAACTTCTATTGGTTGGCCCGGGGAGGCTACCGCTCCTCTGGCGCCGCCTGCACCGGCTGCTGCTGCAGCGGCTTGTTGGCGTGTTGGTATAGGGGCTGCTGCTGCAGCTGTTCTTGCGCCGCCGGCGGCCATGACGGATGCGGCGCCGACTGCAGTTATAGTTGCAGTGGCAGTAAAGGATTTCGAAAGTTCAGCCAAGCTGTCCATGGACGTGCCAAATGCAATTGTCTTATCTTCATCAATATTGTCTAATGCATCGGCTATTTCACCGATAGCTTCAGCAATTTTGGAGAAAGTGTCAAAATTAGTACTTATTTGCCCTAAACCAGCTAGCGAGGTGCCGATTGATTGTAGCTTGCTTTCGCTAACAAGCAGTAAGCCGATGCCAAGCCCTAACATGCCTTTTCCTAGTGACGCCATGCCAAAGGCAGCGACGGGAGCCCACAAGGCTAACTTCATTATTGATGGTGCCAGCTCAGCTAAGCCTACCGATGCAATAGCTATGCCTGCGCCCATCAAAAGTATGCCCGCGCCGAAGCCCATCATGCCGGCTGCAGCTGCTGGCAGGACTCCTGTATATATCAGGATGCCTAAAATAGCACCTAGGGCCACCATGCCTACAACTAGATATCCAATTGCTGTGACGGCGGCGCCTATTTGCTCGCCGCCCAGAGCGGCAAAAGATTTCACTAGCTGCGCTAGGCCTAAAGCGGCGATCGCGATTGCGCCGCCGATCATTAATACTGCAGCACCAAATGCTAAAGTGGGTGCTACTGCAGCCCACGTCGAGGATGCGACCGCTTGGTTGATCGGTATCTGTTGCGTCTTCACCACGTTACTTTGCACCATTGGAGCGATGCTGCCTTGTTCGGCCGCTGTTTTGGCAGCTATAGACGCAGTTACACCTGTGTTGGTCGCTATCTCTTTCATCGAGTTGGCCATGTTAAGCTGTGCTTGTACTAGTGCTGCAGCTTGGCGTGCTCTGGTGATCTTCCACCAAAGTGCGCCAATGCTCAAGGCGATGGTGACACCAGAGACGACTTTGCCATATTCAGCCATGAAAGATGCAGCAACTTTCAGTCCTTCGACCAAAGGACGTATTGCAATTGACATTGACTCAACCACTGCCTGAAACGACTGTGAGACATCCATTGCTGCTTTAGCCCGCTCTTCCTGTTCTTTTTGAGATATTGCCAACAATTCAGATTGTGCAATTGCGTTGTCATATTCTGATAGGCTCTGGCCAAATATTTTATTTGCCTCAGACATATTTGATATGCCGGCAGCGGCAGCAACGGCCTGTTTCTCGTGCCTGCCCATATCTTTCCATGCTTTACCACCCATCTCAATAGACTCAATCATCATCCGAATTCTGTTTTCTTCAGTGGCTTCCATAAGCGAATATGCGTCCAAATTAGCGCCGAGGATCGAGTTCAGCTTTGCAGCAGAGGTGGCGGCGCCGTCAAAAGTGTCGAACTTCTTTGCTACACTCATCAATCCATCCATCGACACACCAGTTGCATGGGCTGCGGCCTGCAAGCCGGCGAAGACCTCTATAGCATCGTCACCATACTTACCCAGCTCTGTTAAAGAAGCATTAAATTCACTCATAACAGCATTGACATCTTTTCCTAGCGAATCTGCTAATCCAACAAGTTGTTTTTGCATGTCCATAGCCACTTCATTGCTAAGCTGAAAGCCTTTTGTTAGTTCATTTAGCATCTTAGCGCTGTCGCGGCCGGAGACACCCATCTTATCCATCTGAGCAACGTGGGTGGCCAGCGCTTCAGCGGACGCGTCGGAAGCGTCGCGAAAACCAACCATTTCTGATCTTAGAGCTTGTAAAGCGGCACTAGAGTCCTGTAAAGTTACTCCTAGATGACGATTTTTGTCGTTTACGTTTGTCAAGACCTGATCATACCTACCGGCGGCGCCAGTAGTCTTGTTGAAACTAGCCAATGCGGCGTCTTGATCTTTAGCAAACTTAAGTGTTGATTGGCCGATTTTCATCAAAGTGGATCCAAGTACATTTTGCCACTTCAGGGCGTCTAAAGTGCTATCCGTAACCATAGCTAGCGCCTTGGAGAAACCGCCGGCGTCCCTAGAAGCTACAACCAGCTGACCTGTAAAGGTGCCTTTCCACGCATCACTAATGCCGGTGGTCATACCAATTAATCGCTTTGATGAACCCTCAAGACCCTTGATAGCTTCAACAGACTCTTGCTGAATCTTTAATTGCTTTAGTTGTTGCTGTATTAAGGCTTCTGTTGCTTTCTGCTGTTCTTTGAGTCTTCCTAGGGTTTGTTCTAGAGTCTCATTTCCTTGTCTTCCGGCCTCAAGGGCCCGTTGGTCTTCTTCCGATAGGGCTTTTTTGCGCTCGATGGCCTGCTCAAGAGCTAGAATGTTCCTATCTTGCTCGCCAACAAGCTGCTCATTGGCTTCAATAGATTTTTCTAATTGCTTTGTTTCTTGTTCTCGCAGATCAAGCAATTTAAGCTGCAAATTGATGCGGTCGTTTAAAGTGTTTTTATCTTTATATTCTTCTAAGACACGCTCTTTGATGCTTTTTAATATTTCTCTATTAATCGCTACTTCTTTTTTGCGATCTTCAACCGTCTTGCCAACTTCATCAGCGTATTCTCTTTGGGCCTTTGCAAGCTCCTTGAGTTGTTCTTTTGTCATTTCACTCATTCAACGTAGTTTCCTATTTGAACGGCCATTTTAAACCAGTTGTGCGCTCAAATTTGGCAATAGAAGAAGCTAGCTCAGCTTTGCTCTTATAGGTTCTAGGATTTTGTAATCCATAATCCCTCAAAGCCGTCATATATCTCTTTTCACTTCGTACCGTATTGGCAAAGGCTGCAACGTCAGCACGAGATCCTTTAATCTGGACTGGGACTCCAATATCTTCACCGAACATTTGCTGCAAAACTAATTTAATTGCTGAGCCAAACATAGTTAGCCAGCTTTCATTAAGATTGCCGCTTCTCGCAGCTGTTAAGTCAATTATTCTGGGTGTTAAATCATTCATATAAAGAAATCCTCTAAGTAAATAGTTTCAAATAAAAATAAAAGGCCAAAACCTAAGCTTTGACCTTTATTCTAGCCTCTTTTTCTTTTGGCCTTTTCTATTTGTTCTTTTTCTGACTCAAGTTGTCTTGCAAGACGATGGATAAACCACCTACGAATCTTGATTGGCAAGCTATATGCTTCAGTAAAGCTCCAGCCGCCAAAATACTTTAATGTAAAGATCTCATCGTAGACGCTCTCTATATATTCATCGCCCAGGCCAAAAAAAGTCCGCAGTGAGCGGAACCTCCATCTGCTGTGAGTACCCACATGAATCACAGGTAAAGTCTTGCGTAAGATCAATATTAGGCATCAACGATGAATACGCTTGGCGCAAGAATCTTGAATCTGAAGCCGGCATATGCTCTATTAGCTCACCAATAGTTTTTTTACTATTGCTGCCGTTGACAGATACAATAAACATTCGCAACTGATCGGTTAAAATCGAGTCACCTTGGAGGCCATGGTTCTTTCTTTTTTTAGAAAAAGCGACGTATTGGTTTTCATCTGATCCTGTCAAAAGCTTGATTTCAACTTTTGCTTTCATCTTCGGCAACTCTACAATAAAAGTAGCATTATCCGTCATGATAAACGTTTCATCTTCTTCTTCAAGTTCCAAATAGCCACCAGTTATCTTTGAATCTTCTAAATCGAATTCATGCTTGCCGTTGGCAGTGCATGACGGACATGATACAGAAGTAGAATAATTAGCGCCGTAGCCTGTAATCCTTGTCGCAACGACCAACGCGTTCTTGTCACCGACAAGCATATCTTCGATCTTAAGATTCTTGTCAACAATGACATTTTGCAACAATCTATCAACTGCAACACCCTTTTTAAGAAGATTTCTAGATGCTAGGATATCTTCATCTTTAGCCGTCATATATCGAATTTCAATGTACTCCTTGTTATGTAGGGGGTGGCCTTCAGGATATAACTTTCCTTTTGAGGGCAAATCTACAAACTCAGTCGGAGTCGAAAACGATAATGGAGCGGCGGTGGGCTCCGGGCCAGCTTGGTCAACTGGGCCAACAGGAGGCTCGGACGCCTGCGCAGGCTGCCCTAACCTATCCGTATTATTTCTCATTTTAACCTCTTCTAATTAGTGAATTTATTTTATGCTAGACTGTAGTATCTTTGGTAGCAAAGTCATAACGTATTACCATGTCAATATTTACCATATCATCAGATTCGTAGCTAAGCTCTCCGTACTTTACTTCCTTAACCCAAGCATTATTCAAGTCCCATGCTTCGATGACAAGACCATCGGAGTCGATTTGCTCTATTCTAACGTTACCAAGAGCGAAGATCGCGTCAGCGCGATTAATCATAACCTGGGCCTGTTCAGGAGTCTCAGGATTATTGTAGCCTGAAGAATTGATAATATCCATAGTAATTTTTGACGCGTCGGGAGAAACTGGATCGGCTAATGTCACGTCGATCGTTTGCCACTCTAATCTACCAGGAAAATAAAACGTATGATTCAAAAACTTATGAGGAGTTTCTGAAATCTGGAAACTTGGCTTTGTGACCTTCTTAGCCACCCAAGAAGGAACTTGGCGGTCTCCTTCGCCCATATAAAGTAAGAACTTAAAAGATCTTTTAGGCTGTACTGTTGGATCTGACCAGAACTTGTTGGACATTTATTTATTTCTCCTGTTATTATTAACTAGTTAGCAAATTTATTTTTAATCTTCGAAAGAAGCTCCCGAATCTGTGATAACAAAATCGATTGCAATGAACTCAATAGCGCGCGCGGGCTTCAAGTAAATCTTCGCATACATAATGTTTCTATCAATCAAATCAGGCGTCGTAGTGGTCTCATCAAGAATAATCTTGAAGTCAACCAAGCCCAAGCGTGCCTTGACGCTTCTCAAGAACGGGTTAGCGCGTCCGATGAAGCCGTTCCAAGTCTCGCGAACATTTTGCGCGAACAATGTCGTAGCAGCAATTCGCGAAATCTCTTTCTTGACAAAGATCATCAATCTTCTGACATTGATTCTATCAAGAGCAGAACGCGTCGTCTGCAATGTCTTCTGCCCGAAGACAACAATACCTTCTGCTGGGAATTTGGCAATCGGGTTGACGTTAGCTTCGTAAAGCTTGTCGCGCTTTTTCACAGTAAGACGTTCACGGACTCCAGTAACGGGAATACCAGCGGATCCTTCCGTAAGCCCGCCTCTGGTGAATCCAGCGGGAGCAAACCACAACTCGGAGCGTGCTTGACTGCTTGAGAACGTACCCAGCGCGACGACCGAAGGCGGCACCCAGAGCAATTGATTGCTGAAAGTGTCTCTAACTTGCACCCATGGGTAGTATGCGCATCCGTAGCTCGTATTGAGTCCTCTATTCTTCAAGCTAGTCAGAGTAGAATCGACCGACCCCATTCTGCTAGCAATTGCATCAGTTGATTCATCCGGTGGAGTGTATCCATTTTCCAAATCAATAATTGCCAATGCGTCGGCTCTTTGCTCACAATTAGTAATGAGCTTGTCAGTAAGCTTGGTGTTGGTGATACCTGGAACAACTGCTACGTTGTATTCCACATCCTCTGGGTCCTTGACTGTATCAATAGCTCTCTTAATACTATTATAAGCGTAGCTATCTAATTCCGTCGCCTCGGCGCCCATGCCACTGTTTCTGAATGGGTTTTGCTCATGAATATCAAGTCCATCAGAGCCGCCATGGAAAAGCATGGTATATCTATCAAATCCCTTATCGAGAACCTTTTGATAGCCTCCGCTTACTGCAGTGATTGAACCTTCGGCTCTACGGGAACCAGAAACATAGTGTGCCTGGATGCCGTGCTGTCTTAGGTCGTCAAGTGTAAATAAGAATGAATTATCCAAATATGTACCACTAGCGAACTGGCCATCATCAGAGATGTCGGACGACTTCATTCTCAAAACATCAATGATGCTATCATCGTGTTTGATTGACCCCGTGCCAGGGCGGTGTTCGGTCGTATCGATTCCAAAATATGCGTTTTCCGGAGCGGGGAGGTCACCGTCCATGCTGCTAGAGCGCAGCGTCAAGGCCGGCATTTCCCAAGCACACGAAATATTGTAGGTACCAACGTTAATTCCAATACTGGACGATGGCATGCCAACTGAGCCGGAGACCTGGAATGCACTGCCGGAGGCCAGAGCTTGGCCGGCTTCACCCTCAATGGTGCTCAGAAGCTGAGATCCGGAAGCATAAGAAATTGTTTTATATTTCGGAGGACCATAGAATCCAAATGGCAATAGTTCTTTCGATGAAAGTGTGCCTTCGTCGACAGCAGGGTCGACCTCGACGTATACGTAAGAAGACTGGTTATCATAGTCACCTTTCTCTGTGTGTCGTCGCTCAGTATCAGACCATGTAAGATACTTGTCACCAATCTTTCTAGCGATATAGTTAACAGAATTGCGATTAAGGTTACACCTAGTGAACCTTTCAACAACCTTAATACTTCCATCGTGATCATCCAGCTTTCTAATCGTAACCGTAAACGATCCGAATGGAGTGGACTTGGAAGTAGAAGCCTTAATATCCTCAATAGAAACCTTGAGATTCTCTTGGATCCACTTGCCGGCGCCGCGTGTGCGCAGCCTGAACAGCTTCTGCATGGCCTCTGAGGTGTAATCGGACGCTTCATTCATATCTTGTGCGAAAGTCCACCCTGTACGAGCCTGGGTGAAGCCTCTCTGGAACTTATGTCCTGCAACGTTACTGCTCGCCTGCAAGGGCATAATAACACCCCAACGAGTCTTAGAAGTCGATCCTGTAACTTTAGACTTAAGATGCTTGTCAAAAGACTCTCCTAACCAATAGTATTTTCTGTTGTCGGCGGTGGTGATGGATGTGTTTGAGAGGGTTGGATTAGTATTGAACACCTTTCTAATGTACTTGTCCGAATCCTCATTAAAGTTAAATACAATAACCTTGTTTGAAGTACCACTGGTACCATCGTTAACAACAGCCTTGAATTCGTAATCGTCTCCAACAGTACTAATCATCGTCATAGTACCACTCAGGGAGCCGACGCCGGCGATCGCGGTACCATCTTCGCTGTATTGGGCTCGTCCGGAGCCACTAAGTAAAATATGGCCCTTGTCGAAATACCAAACAGCTGCAAGAGCGCCGGTTACGTCGGTCGGAGTAGCGACTGAAGAAGAGTTGATAACAAACAAGCCATAGGCTCCGCCAGCTTCATATGTAGTACCAGGATCTGCGGCGGTTTTCCAACCGGCCTCGCCAGAACCATCAGTCAAGTTTTCATGCTGGGCGCCCAAGAGACGCACATATGTAATGGGGCTGCTGTTTCTCAGGTAAGCCTGGGCGGCGTACGCACCATACATCGGAGAAGTCAAATTCTCTTCACGATAAAAATCTGTTGAAATGCCGCCGGCTGCGGTTTGTCCAAAAATATCTACAAATTCTGAAAAAGAAGTAACACGAACAGGCACCATGCCGGGACCTTTGCGTGAACGGCCGATAATTACCGGTCCTAAATCTTCTGGCGATGCTGGTAATTGGGAATTGTCAATTTCATTAACAAAAATTCCTGGTGATACAAACTTAAATTTTTTGACTGACATTTAACTGCTCTCCCGTAAAAAATCATTAAAACTTACTTATTGGAACTAGTATACGTTCTGAAGTAAATAGTAATATATATCCTCAAAAGTCCAAAAATTAAGGACGTATAAAGCCTTCATCCCCAATGTGTTCTAGGTCGTCCTCAGTAATTGCCCTTTCTCTTGGAAATTTAACCTCTACCGAGTTTTCTCTGTAGACAATTTTTGGCTGCGGATCGTTCTTGCCGGCACCCATCAAATATCCTATAACTTTAGTACTTACTGTGGCTTGGTATTTTCTCTCTTCCTCATCTAGTTTTGCAACATTGTTATCCATAGAATAGTCTGATTCGAAGAATGCTTCGTACTCATGTTCATCTCTTCTTAATACAACATAATTAGGCCCAGGATTTCTCGCACCCATATTTGCTATTAATGGCGTCATTATCTCATTCATTTGCTGCAGGTATTCGGTTCTCATTGTTATTTCATAGTTTGCCTCAATATAGACAGGCAAAGGAACCGTGACAGTTTGATATACAATTTTTGAATTTTTTCTAGGATAGTTTAATTGGCTGTGAAGGCGATAAGCATCCGATCTAGCAAAATTCGCTGTCTTGTCCTGCTTTATCTTTCTCGCTACAGTAATTGCGCCGCCGGCTTTATCAGGGTTGTTAGGAATATTCGCAAACACGGCAGCTTTTTTTGATATATCTTTGCTTATATTCTTCCTTTCAACCGTAATAACTGGTAATTTAAACAGTCCTCTCTTATCTCTTATTTTCCTGGAATTTTTAATTTGATATGAGCGCTCGGCTGAAACCCATATGACAGGTACCTTAGTCCAACCTTTGTTTGTGGTCGTAAATATGTTCAATGTCTTATCAAGATAATCGAACACTGATGCGTCGATAGTTTCTATAGTCGATGGCATTAAGACTTCTTCTTTAATTATTGTAGGATCGTCGACCCCAGTATACGAATAGTCCCTGTTGCTTCTATTGCCCATCGAACAGCCCCTCTCTAGCTCTGATACATTTAGCTACAATTTCAAAATTTTCGCCAGCTCTACCAAATAGTTCTTTTGGTTCGTTTAATCCAACGATTTCGTAAAAATACTTACCATATAAAACAAAATCACCTTCTCTCGCAAATAGATTCTGGTCATCTGTTAGTCTTTTTTTATGAAAATAGATTTCTAATGAAGCATTCTTGTCCATACCATAGTTCTCTGAAGTCGTCTCAAGCCCACCCCACTTAACCAAAGCATGCACTCTAATTGGCGGTAAAAATGTCTTATTTATGGCCTCTCCGTAGACTGGATGGAAATTGGTGCTATCGACATCAATGGGATAGTAGGCGATGACCTGTCCTATAACCCTCTCGATTAGTTCGTCGTTAACTTGCTTAACAAAGTCTTTCTCTTTTTTATTAGTAAAAAGAGGCGGAGGAGGAGCAGTAGGCTGTGTCCATTTATTTGTTTCATCTGCCAAGACCTAGACCCTCCGTAATTACCCTACGTATATACCAGTAGGAACCTTTTCAAGTACCTCGTTGGCAGATTTAATAATAGCTCCCTCGGTTTCTACAAGCTTGGAGTATGTAAGCTCATCCATAATCGTCTTCAATTCTTCTCTGAGTTTTTCCTGCTCTTCCTTGGCTTGGGATAATAGTTCACTATGATTCAGTGTTATACTCTCGCCAGGAATAGGTATAGTTGAAAATTTTCCTCTAATCTGCCCCAACATTTCTTTTGCCAAGGCCAAAGCAAATCTTCGAATCCACTGCTTGCCAATACTGTTGATATTTTGATAAGGAATATTAGCAAAAGGCAATGTGTTAACATTATTAACGCCTGAAACTCCATTTTCCCTGTCGCTCTCTTCTTCCCAGGAGTTTGTCGGAATAGTGAATCGGATCCACATTTGCGCTGGAGAGTGGCCATGGGGCTGCGGATAGATTCGTAATTTATTGTTTTTAATTTCATATGAGAAGTGCGAATTTCTGGTATATATGGCGTCCTCATAGGCCATGGCCTGAAGTTTATTCTGCCAAGTAGGAATAACTTCCCAAGTAGAATCATCAGAATACTGTCCATAATTCGACAGGTTTCCAACAGCATTTAGGCCGCCATAATATCCATAAAACCTCCACATTGCATGTGGGGTTCTATAGAAAACTTTTTTAATCAAAATTCGTTTATTACCAATTTTACCATAATAAGGAAAATCAGAATTATCGGAATCGACAGCTGACGATGAAATTATAGATTGTAGATCATAATCTTGCTGGCCCTCGACAGGTGTGAACGATGCAGAATATTCATGCTCGTTACCTCCCATGCCACTCTCTCTAGAAATGCCTTCACTTGCTTTCCTGGCATAGGAAAAGCTAAACTTTGGAAATTTCAAGGCAACGTGCGAGGCGCTTAGATCTGAATCTCCACCTAGATCTTTCATTGATCCATCGTGATCAAACGTACCTGTTGTGTCACCCAAGGCATTGTTAAGCATATTCTTAGCTTGATGTAGATTAACTAAATAACCATACTCCAAAACAGCCTCTTCATAAGCAGAATAAATGTTTTCTTCGGTCAATTCAACATCTAGAACATCGCCGCCTAGCTTTTTGTAAGTGTAGGCTACTTGATCCAAGGCACCAGATATAAAGTTTGCATCATAATAATCAGTGTTATCGGAATCTGCATATATTCCAAATGCATAAGACGTAGTAGTCTGCGCAGTTGCCACAGTGCCTGTTACAGGCAAAATAGCTCTGCTTGTGGTGCTTTCCGGTGTTAAAGTTGGTAATGCCATACATTTTGCCCTCTACTAGTTTAAATAGTATGTGACCAAAAGAAAACCCCACCTTGATTTGATTCAAGGTGGGGTTTCTTAAATTACTTGGCTAAAATCTTAGCCTAAGAGGTCATCAACAATAACCAATCCGTACATGTCCGGACGAACCATCTTCTTGGCGTATCGGGTCATGACTCCCTTGCGGGGCACGAAGTCCTCAACACCGAAGATTGTCGGCGTGACCTGCAGCGGGACATAAGGAGCGTATACGTAGCCACTCTCAAGGAAGCTACCACCCTTACGGCCTACCAGTACGACATTGCGCATGAAGTAAGGATCGACATAGACGTCCCACTTCTTGCTCAGGCTACCAACCTTCACAGCACCAACGGTGCCACGATCAGCATCATGAGTAACGCTAGCGCGGAAGCCGGAAGTAAACTCCAAGATGTTAGCAACTTCAGGCGAAACCACCAAGAAGTTAGCACCACCACGGAGAGTCTTGCGGTGAATCTGCGCAGACACGTCGTTAATGGTCTCGACAAGAGTCTCGTACCACTCACTCACAGTACCGGTGAAGTCCGGACCACCTTCGTCCTTGGAATCAGTACCAGCACCAAGGACGTTGACAGCGGCACCAGTGCCTCTGTTGACGAACTTGCCAGGGCGACGAGACCAATGCATCGTGTCGGCCGTAGAACCGTTCACAAGATCAGCAAGGATCTCACGATCGATCTCAAGAGCAATTTGCTCAGAGAGAATGCTCGTAAGCTCAACCTCGGCATCCAGGTTGTGGTATGCGTTGAGGTCCTGACCAAGCTCCGGAGTCCACTTAGCCTTCAGCTTCTTGGTCACTGCGGTGACGGACACGCTGTCGACCTTGATGTCGATTTCGGGAATTCCCTCATCATTCTCAAGACCCCAGGTATCAGTACCAACAACGGC